GATGAAAAAGAATTAAGAGATGAAATACAAAATTTTCCTGACAAAGAAGAACTAAGAAAAAAAGGAACTGTTTTAGTATTTCCTTCTTTTTTAAATCATAGTGTGCAACCTATAACTAAAGGCACAAGAAAAAGTCTTGTAACTTGGATTGAAGGTCCTGCATGGAGATAAACAAATATGCCATTAAAAAAATCACAAAGATCATTAAAAGATTGGGGAAAACAGAAGTGGCGTACTTCTGATGGTACTCCTAGTAAAGGAAAAAAAAGATATTTACCAGATGCTGCTTGGAAATCTTTAACTAAAGGAGAAAAAGCAGCTACTAATAGAGCTAAAGCTAAAGGTAATAGACAAGGCAAACAGTTTGTAAAACAACCAAAAAAAATTGCAAAGAAAACTGCGAGGTATAGATGACAATAACTAGAAACAATATGCAACAGCAGATTGAAAAGTCTGGTAAAAAAAAACAAAAAATCGTAACCCAAGAAAAGCGAGGAGATATAACAGTAATAAGAGTTAGATATGGCGACTAGTGGAACATACGCATTCAATTTAGATTTAACCGAAATTATGGAGGAAGCATACGACCTCTGTGGTTTATCTATGATGTCGGGTGGAGATTTTAATACTGCAAAAAGAGCTTTAAATTTAATTTTTTTAGAGTGGCAAAATAAAGGACTTAATCTTTGGAAAGTAGAACAAGGAACAATAACTTTAGCAGCAGGAGCAAATTTATATGATGCAGATACAACTGCTTTAGAAGTTATTGATGTTTTCTTACGAACTGATTCTGGAGATCAAGACAAACAGTTCGATCAAAGATTAAATAGAATTAGTAAAACTGAATACAATCATCAAGCTAAAAAACTTTTACAATCAAAACCTACACAGTTTTATGTTGATAAAGGTTTGACTTTGAAGATTGGAGTATGGGCAACTCCTGATGATAATCAAACATATACTTTAGTTTACGATTACATAAAAAGAATAGAAGATGCAGGAGCAAATGCAAGTGTAAATCCTGATGTACCAGGAAGATACTTGCCATGTTTAACCTATGCTTTGGCTTATAACATTGCTCAAAAGAATGAGCAGTCAATACCAAGAGTTCCTATTATAAAAGCTAGATATGATGAACTGTGGAAAGAAGTTTCAGAAGCAGATAGAGAAAGAGCAGCAGTAAAATTTGTACCTAATTTGAATGGTTATTAAGCATGGCATATGCAGTTGGAAAAAAAGCTTTAGGTATCTGTGATCGTTGTGGTTTTACTTACAAATTAAAAGAACTTAAATACGAAGTACAAGATGAAAAAAGAACAGGAAGTAGGATTTGTCCTAATTGTTTTGATCCTGATCAACCACAATATCAAGTAGGAAGATTAAATACTGCAGATAATATTTCTTTATATAATCCAAGACCTGATTCTAATGAAAAAGGATTTGCAACTTATTATGGCTTTAATCCTGTAAATAGTACGGGCATAGTTTTAAAAGGAGAGTTAGGCAAAGTAACAATTACTAATACTGCTGCAAGTGGTGGCGGTGGTGGTGGTGTAGGTACTGTAAACACTATAGCTACAATATCTACAAATGTTGCTAATACTTCATTAGGTAGTCCAAATATTGTTACTAATGCTTCTATAGCTACAGTATCAGGTTTAACATCAGCAGGTATTGCAGGTACTGTAAATGTTTTAGCAGGTAATACTTTCGCAGTTACAGTAGCATCTTATGCAGGTGGAAATAGATTTTATATAGATGGAGTTGTTTATCCAACATTAAATTTAACAGAGGGACAAACTTATACATTTGATCAATCTGATGCTAGTAATTCTAATCACCCTTTAAGATTTTCAACTACTTCTAATGGTACTCATGCAGGAGGAACAGAATATACAACAGGAGTTACTACCAATGGAACTCCAGGAAACTCAGGAGCTTATACTAGAATTACAGTAGCTGTAGGAGCACCAACTCTTTACTATTATTGTTCAAATCATTCAGGTATGGGTGGTCAAGCAAATACACCTTAATTTTATGACTTACACAGAATTACAAACATTAATACAAAATTATCTTGAAAATTCAGACACTACATTTGTAGGTGATCTGCCTCAAATAATTAAACAAGCAGAAGAAAGGATTCTTAAATCTGTAAGATTGCCTAATTTTAGAAAAAATGTAACAGGTCTTTTAACTTCGGGTAATCAATTTTTAAGCACACCATCTGATTTTTTAGATAACTTTTCACTTGCTGTTACGGCAAATAATGACATGGATTTTCTTTATTTTAGAGATGTGAATTTTATTAGAGAAGCTTTTCCTAATACAACAACACAAGGAGTTCCAAAGCATTATGCACTATACGATGATAATACCTTTATTGTTGGTCCTGTTCCTGATCAGAATTATTCAGTTGAATTACACTACTTTTATCGCCCTGCCTCAATAACTGCAGGAGCAGGTAGTGGTACTACATGGCTTTCAACTAATGCTTCTAATGCTTTGTTATATGGTTGCTTAGTTGAATCTTATATGTACATGAAAGGATCAGCAGATTTACAAGCTGAATATGAAAAAAGATATTTTCAAGCTATATCAAGACTTAAAAATCTTGGTGAAGCTGATAACACACTCGATACTTATAGTAGCGGACAATTTAGGGAGAAAAGATCGTAATGATTAGCGTAGATACAAAACCAGAAGTAGGCAGCGTAAATGTTGTAGCGACAGAAAATACAGGTTTAAGTCCTGAATATTGGACTGAAAGAATACTTGAAAGATTAATTTCTATTAGCGATAGTGCAGACCCTTTATTAAAGGCACAAGCAGATGCTTTTAGAGATAGCATTGCTCAAGTAGTTTTAATATATATGAAACAAGCTATTGCGTCTGATAGAAGCACAGTAGCAGGTTTATTAGAAAAACAAGGTCATAGAGATATGGCAGATATAATAAGGAGGCTTTAAATGGCAATTTCTCAAGCGATGTGTACATCATTTAAAAAAGAACTTTTAGAAGGTGTACATAATTTTAAAAACTCAGGCGGAAGTACATTTAACTTAGCACTATATACAAGTAGTGCTTCTTTAGGTGCAGCTACTACTGCATATACAACAAGTAACGAGGTATCTGGAACAGGTTATACTGCAAAAGGTGGAGCTTTAACTAGAGTTGATCCTACTACTTCTGGCACTACTGCATTTACTGATTTTGCAGATTTAACTTTTAGTAGCTCAACTATTACTGCTAATGGTGCATTGATATTTAATGATAGTGCATCAGGCGATCCTGCAGTTGCAGTATTAGCTTTTGGAGGAGACAAGACTTCTACTAATGGAGATTTCACAATTCAATTTCCAACAGCAGACGCTTCAAACGCAATTATTAGAATAGCTTAATGGCATTTGTTCTTAACGATAGAGTTAAGGAAACAACAACCACAACAGGCACAAGCACAGTAGATTTAGCAGGTGCTGAGACAGGTTTTGAATCCTTTGTAGCAGGTATTGGTAATTCAAATACCACCTACTACGCTATCGTTCATCAAACTGCAGATGAGTTTGAAGTTGGATTAGGAACAGTTACCGATGCAACTCCAGACACTTTATCAAGAACTACAATTATAAGTAGTTCAAACTCTGACGCTGCAGTAAATTTTTCTGCAGGAACTAAAGATGTATTTTGTACACTACCTGCAAGTAAAGCTGTCGTAGAAGATGCTAATAATAATATAACAACTCCAAATGGAGATAATGGTTTAGGACTAGGAACAGATACAGTACCACATGGAGGAGTAGGTGCAGCTAAACTTGCTATAGAAGGGTCTGACTCAAACTTTGGTGCAGGACCTCATGTGCAGTTTACAACAACAAGTGATGACCACCCATTAATGCAAATTCTTCCTTATGCACATGATAATGTATCTATAAGTTTTGATGCTTACCATAATGGTACTAATTGGATAAGTTCAGATGCAGGTAGTAATTTTCAAATTTACAAGTTAAGCGATTCTTTAAATTTTTATTATAAAAGTGGAGTAGCTGCAGGTAGTACAGCAGCACCTTGGAACTCTGGAGCTTATTTATCTGCAACAAGTGGTTATTGGGGGATTGGTACAGGTTTAGCCATGAACGCAAATACAGACATTGTTTTTACAGACGGAACTTGGACAGGAGAAAAAGCTAGAAAAATACAAGCACACTCAGGTCATATATATTATCAAAGTGCTTCTCATATTTTTAGAAAT